CGCCTACATGAGCACGGGCGACGCGGGGGAATAGTCGCCCTCGCCCGTCTTGACCGCGAGACGGACGGGGCGCTCAACGCCGACATGATGGAGCGTCTGGGCGTGAGCATCGCCCAGGCGCCCCACGTGTTCGGCTGGCACGCGCTCGCCGTGTGGGCGCGGCACCTGCCCGAGGACAGCGCCGTGTATCGCGTGGCGCACCCGCAGGAGCATGCGTTCGCGTCCGCGTACGGGCGGGCGTCCATCGCCGCCGACATCTTCGACGCGGTGATGACCGTCGCGCGCACCGTCGCGTCGGTGGGCGGTGGACGGCCACGCGCCGTCAAGCCCTACCCGCGACCGAACGGCGATGGCGTGGAGCGCGACCACTTCGGCGAGGGCGCGATTAGCATCGCGGATTTTGACCACTGGTATTACGAAGGATAGGGGGCGACCGTGGCAGAGGGCGTAACCGTCGCCAATGCGTACGTCCAAATCATGCCCTCCGCAGAGGGCGCGAAGGAGAACATCACCGACGCGCTGCTGCCCGCCGCCGAGGGCGCGGGCGAGGAGGCTGGCGAGCTGGCTGGCTCGGGCATCCTGTCCAAGCTGGGCGAGCTGAAAGGCCCGCTCATGGCGCTGGGCGGCTCGCTTCTCGCCGCCGTCGGCGTCCAGAAGATTGCGACCGCGCTGCTCGACATCGGCGGCGAGTTCGACGCCATGACCGACGCCATCATCATCGGCACGGGCGCGTCGGGCGAAGCGCTGGAATCGCTGCGCAACTCGGCCATCGAGATTGCGACCACCGTCCCCGTCTCGTTCGAGGACGCTGGCGACATCGTGCAGAATATTAACACCCGCATGGGGCTCGTGGGCGAAGACCTCGAAGCCGTGGGCGAGCGCGTCGCCGCATTGGGCGAGCTGACGGGCAAGTCCATCAACCTCGACACTCTGACGGGTTCGCTCAACGCGTTCGGCATCGCGGGCGAGGACGCCGCCGCGACCATGGACTACCTGTGGGGCGTTAGCCAGTCCACGGGCATCGGCTTCGACCAGCTGACGGGCATCCTCGAATCGAACGCGCCCGCGCTTCAGTCGCTGGGCTTTTCCATGGAAGAAGCCGCCAACATGGCGGGCCTGCTCGACCGCGCGGGCATGGACGCCAGCGGCACCATGGGGCGCATGGGCAAGGCGCTGGTCGAGCTCGCCCAACCGGGCGAGGACGCTGGCGAAGCCTACCGCCGCATGGTCGAGGAGATTGGCGCGTACATCGAGGCGGGCGACGAAGCCGCCGCGCTCGACCTCGCATCGCAGATATTCGGCACGCGCGGAGCCGCGCAGTTCGTCGGCGCCGTCCAGTCGGGCGCCCTCTCGCTCGAAGAGCTGGAGAACGCCGCGCTTGGCGCTGGCGACGGCATCATGGGCACCATGGAGGCGACCATGGACTGGCCCGAGCGCTGGGACCTGCTCAAAAACAAGGCGTCCGCCGCGCTGGAGCCGCTGGGCGGCGCGCTCATGGACGGCGCGACTCAGGCCATGGAGACGCTATCGGCGGCGTTCGACGAGATAGACCCCGCCGTGTTCGAGGAGCTGGGCGTGGCGCTGGGCGACGTGCTCGCGAGCGCCGTGGACGCGCTCGTGCAGGCCATCCAGTTCCTGGTCGAGAACAAGGAGCCTCTGGGCGCGTTCTTCGGCTTCTGGCTGGACGGCATCACGGGCGTCATCGGCATAATCGGCGACATCATCGTGACGCTGACAGAGTTCACGGCCTACATCCCCGAGATGTGCTCGCAGATCGCGTCCGACCTGTCTGCAACGTGGAGCGCCATCACGTCCAGCGTGGCCACGACGTGGAACAACATCAAGACCACCATCACGAACGCGTGGACGGGCATCAAGACCGCCGTCTCGACCGCCGTGGAGAACGTCAAGAGCACCGTGTCCAATGCGTTCAACGCCGTGAAGACCACAGTCTCGACGGTATGGAACAACATCAAGACGGCCATCACGACGCCCATCAACAACGCGAAGGAAGCCGTCCGCAACGCAATCAACGCGATCAAGGGCTTCTTTAGCTTCTCTATCTCGTGGCCGCACATCCCCGTCCCGCAGTTCGGCATCGTCCCCGCGGGCTGGAGTATCGGCGACCTTCTGGAGGGCGTCATCCCGCACCTGTCCATCACGTGGCACGCAGCGGGCGGCTACATCGACGAGCCGACCCTGCTCCACGGCGTGGGCGAGCGTGGCGGCGAGTTCGTCTGGCCGAGCTACCAGCCGTATCTTTCGCGCTACGCCGACGCGCTGGCCGACGCCATGGACGGCGCGGGCACGACGAACTACTACATCGACGGCAGCGCCGTCGCAGCAGACGCGCAGCTCGCCGCGGCGCTCGAAGTGGTCGCGCAGCGCGTCAACGCGCGCGGGCGCATGGGAACGGCTAGGAGGTAGGGCGCATGGCAGTAATGACGCCAATCTGGCAGCAGCAGCCGCTCGCCGTCGTGAGCAACTACGATACCATCGCGGCGTCCGTGCTGGTGGACTCGTCCACGGCGGGCGTGGTCTGGGACGTGCTCGACTCCGCGGGGACGTCCGTCTTCACGACCACCACGACGCCAACCTACTACAGCGCGTACTACAACCTCGCCGAGCTGAGCCAGCCCGTCGCGTCCATCATCAGCGCGTCGGGGGCCTACCAGCTGCGCGCCGTTGCCAGCGGCGGCGGCGAGACCAGCTCGCCCGCGCTGGCGTACTTCGAGGTGCACGTCGCGCCCGTGGTGACGCTCAACAGCCCCGCCGACGGCGCTACCATCGACAGCCTGCCGATAGTCATCGCGTGGACGGTCGAGGAGTCTGGCCGCATCGTAAGCCAGACCCTCACCATCACCGACGCCGACGGCGGCACCGTCATGCGGCAGAGCGTCGAGCCGGGCATCACGTCCGTGAGGTACGACGATTTGCTCGACAACGACGCGCAGTACACCATCACCGTGAGCGCGGTCAACGCGTACAACCTCGGCGCGTCCGACTCCGCGAGCGTGACCACGCTGTGGGCCGCGCCCGTCATGCCGGGGATGGACGTCTCCGACGCCGAGGGTTTGGCCAAGACCGTCACCGTGACGTTCGTGGAGGGCGGCGTGGCCGCAGATTCGGCCAACGTCTACCGCGTGGACGGCGAGGGCAACCGCGTGCTCCTCGCGAGCGGGGTCGCCGACGGCGGGAGCGTGACCGACCTCATCCCGCCCGTGGGCATCACCTACAGGTACGAGGCCGTGGCGTTCGCTCATCAGACGGGCGTCCCGTCCGACCCCTACGTCCTGCCGACCAGCGTCAACTCGACCGCGTGGGCGCTCAACTTCGGCGCGGACGGCTCCGACGTGGTGACGCTCTACGGCAACCCCAAGGCGTCCAGCGGCATCGACCACGGCGGGCGCGCCTACCACTTCGCCGACGGCGGGGCGGGCGGCGGGCTTCCCGTCTGGTACGGCACGAGCGAGCGCGACGAGAGCGGCACCGTGACGTTCGAGACGGTCGGCCCCGACCACGCGCGGGCATTGCGGCGGCTTAGCCTACAGTCGCCCATCGCGTGGCTGCGCGACCCGTTCGGCAACAGGTGGCGCGCGCACGTCACGCCCAAGGTGACGCACGGCACGGGCGAGCTGTGGACGGTGAGCATCGACTGGGACGCCGTGCGATTCCGCGAGATTGGGGCCTAGCATGGCCGACTGGACGCAACCGTTCGATGCGGCGTACCGATTCGTGCGCGTGAGTCGCCGCTCGGGCGTCGAGGGCGAGCGCATCGAGAACATGCTGGACGGCACGCTCGAAATCAACATGAACACCCAGACGTTCGAGAGCGCCGACGTGGACATCGTGGGGCGGCTCGACGTCGGCACCGACCTCGTTCGCTGCTACCTCGACGCGACCTTCGAGGACGGCAACGTCGAGCACGTCGTGCTGGGCACGTGGCTACCGTCCATCCCCTCGCGCGACCTCAACGACGGCGTGGAGTCCGCGACCGTCTACCTCGACGGGCGCCTGGCCGAGCTGCAGGCCGACTCGTTCGAGTCGCCCGTCACGATCGCGGCGGGCGCGAACATCATCGACGCCGCCGCGCAGATTGTGACCGACGCGGGGCTGGACGTGGACAGCGTGGTCACGTCCGTGACGCTGGATACGGCGTGGGCGTTCGGGCTGGAGGACGACGGCGAGACCGACGGCGGCTCGAAGCTGGACGCCGTTAACTCGCTCCTACGCCGCGCGGGCTACCCGTCTGCGTCCACCGACGCCATGGGGCGCGTGACGCTGCGACCGACGCGGCCCATCCCGACGTGGACGTTCCGCGAGGGCGTGGGCGCGACGTTCCTCACCGACGTGACCGAGGAGCGCGACACCCGCGACGTGGCAAACGTTGTCCTCGCCATCTTCGAGACGCCCGAGCGCACCGTCATCGGGCGCGCCGTGGACGACAGCTACGCGTCGCCGTACTCGACCGTGAACCTCGGGCGGCGCATCGTCGCGAAGTACAGCTACAACGACGGCGCGACGCAAGCCGAGGCCAACGCCAAGGCGCGCGAGCTGCTGCGCACGAACCAGTCCGTCATCCGTCGCGTGACGCTGAAGCACGTCCACTGCCCCGCCCGCGTCGGCGACGTGGTGCAGGTCTCGTGGCCCAGCGCCAACGTGAGCGGCACGTACACCATCCGCAAGCAGCGCGTCGAGATTGGCAGCGCGGGCTGTCTCACGACGAGCGAGCTGCGACTGTTCGAGAGGGCGAGCGCATGAGCATCCTAGACGGCGCGGACGCAATCGCCCAGGCGACCGCGCGACCCAGCCGAACGCCCGCCGTGCGCTGGCGCTGGGCGACCGTCACCGCGAACAACGGCGACGGCACGCTCGACGTGGAGATTGACGGCGGCACCGTCGCGGGCGTCACCGCGTCCGCGGAGTGCAGGGCGGCGGGTGCGGGCGACCGCGTGCGCGTGACGTACCTCGCGACCGACGCCGTGGCTGACGTGCTGCTGGGCGATTTGCCCGC